TCCACTTCCTGCAATTAGGAAAGAACCACGTTGTGCAATCTTTTTCATGTCAGGATGGTTGTAACGACGTCCGCCATCACCAGTTACCTGATTATCAGCAGCAAGCACACATTTGTCTTTGTACTGAACTCCAACGATTGTTGTCATGCTCACCCCTTCAAAGAAGAACCCCCCAAGAATACCATTAGGTATCCCTGGAGGGTTGTAGGTTAAGATGTCCGTTTAGTCTTTATCTGCCCACTTTACGCCAATAATGACTATTAGTACCAAACTTACCAAAAATATACCTTGAAAGGTGATATGGGTCAAATAGTACATTAGAGGAACTTAACCAGTTCCGCCCAAGTCTTAGGGCCAATTATACCATTTGAGTCAACTACGTCATGGTTGTCTTGGAAAGCAATGACAGCCTTTTTTGTGGCGGGACCGTAATCGCCGTCTGCAAGGAGTCCTAGGGCACGCTGTACGACCTTGACGCCTTCACCCTTGTCTCCTGGGTTAATGCGTCCTGGGAACGCTGGAGCCCGTGTGACGGGTACCTTAGCAGTGACTTCGTTACCCTTATAGTTAGGGCGACCCCAACCTACGATTGAGACCATAACCTTTTCCTTGTTGGTCTTGTATGCACGTACTTGCTCGCAAACTTCGCCGCCATTTCTTTGGCTTCCCTTTTTCTTGCCGCTAGTGTTTCCTTCGTAAGCGTAGACAACACCGTCTGACTTGATTGACTTACATATACCTACGTGAGAAATTCTGTCAACGCCATCTCCTGGGAAATCAAAATACAGGATATCTCCAGGTTGTGGTGATTGTCCACAGTCTGCCTCGAACCAAGTACCCATTTTCTTAAACGCTGCTGCACCTGCAACTGTAGATACAGTATTAGGAACCTTTACGCCAGCCTGGGCTGCACACCACATTACGTAACTTCCGCACCATGGTAAGAAGTTAGCCTTTGTGAAAGCACCGTACTTGGTCTCGTTATCTTTAGGACCTTCAATAGTTCCTACTTCTGCTTTAGCAACTTCTAGGATTGCCGCTACTGTTCCTTTTTCAACCATTATTTTTTCTTCTTCCTATTCTTGTTTCCCTTACCGATATTCTCGGAGGCTTTCATTACCTGCAAGTTCTTTGAACCACCGTTGTCCTTGTTGTTGTCCTTGTGGTCAACGTGCTCGTTCTTAGATAACTTTCGCCCTAATTCTTTCTCTTTCTTATCACGAGCAGCATTGGTGCTCGTAGTCTTCTGAGACTTTGGGTCATACTTCACAACGATAGAGCGACCACCGTTTTGCTTAGAACCCTTGTATGGTCCGTAAGTCTTAGGTCCAGTTACTTTAGCCATTACTTCAACTTCTTCTTCTGGTCCATAATGCGAACTGCCTTAACAGCCTCTGCCAAATAGCCAGTAGCACTTGGAGGTTTCATTTGTGCTTTAATTTTAGATACAGGCTTTACTTTTTTAGTAGCCATTATGAGGAAGTCCTTTCACAGACACAGCGACAGTTGTCCTTGATGCATACGGTGTCGTAGAGTTCGTGACCGCACTTAATGCAGTAAGTCATTCTCTAACCTCTCCTTCGCAGCATCGTGATGTTTCTTCTCACAGCCTCGTGCTAAGTCTGGGACTACATAGTGCTTTCCACAGACTTTACATTTCCAGGCTTCATAACGAGAGTCGTTATTCATCAAGGGCCATTATTGCAAATGGCGGGGGAAGAGGGGGGTTAAGAGTTCCAAAGACTTTCTTCTTGCTGAAGGTCCACTTCGTTAGGTGTGGGGATGTCCGTCAGATAAACACGTTTCTCTTCTTTCTTGATGTACCACTTGCCAACTCTGGTCGTGTTCATTTTATAGCGACGCACCAACTCGCCAGAAACATCGTCAAGGCCCAGGACACAATTCATTTCTACAATGAGGTAATGATTGCCTTCGGCATCCCATAGGAATGCTCCACGGTCAAACCCGACCGTGCTTTTTTCCTTGTAACCGCTATCTATCTTTATGACGCCCACAATTGGTCCTCAAACAACTGGTCCGCTTCAGTCCATGTGCGAATCTTCTTCTTAGCGAATTGTTTACTTTCCATCTTCTTCTCCTGAAGTTTGTGCTTGTGTTCAAGTTTCTTTTCATACTCGTGCATCATGGTGCCGTAGTCACGAGTCTTGTAGTCTTCTTTGAAGATTTGCTTCTGCTTATAGTCTGGCACGTTACTACCCTTCATCTATCTCTCTTTTCACATCCTCAACTAAGTCTTCAAGTATTGACCGTTTAACTTGAAGGAAGAGCGCCTTCTCAATTGGCATATCAACGTATCTGACCCAAGGTTTGCGTAATACATAGCGTCCGATTCTCATGCCCAAAAGATATACCCACGGGTTTCGAACTTCAAGTCGGTGTGGTAGGTTGCGCCTATGCCGTACAAAGACCCAGAAGTCCGCAAGGCTTACCACAAGGTGTACTCGAAGAACCACTACGAGGCTAACGCTGAGGAGTACAAGGCTAAAGCGGCAGACTCTAACCGCAAGATTCGAAAGCGCAATCGGGATTACATAAAGAACATTAAAGAGTCAAACCCCTGTATGGACTGTGGGAAGAAGTACCCCTTCTATGTTATGCACTTCGACCATATCTACGATAAGAACGGTTCGGTCTCTGACCTCTCTCGTGCCTCGTCTTCATTAGAGCGCATTCAGAAAGAAATTGATAATTGCGAATTGGTTTGCGCTAACTGTCATGCAGAACGAACATACTCACGTGCTTATGATGAAGATACCAGTGAGTGGATTTAGTTCTCCCGTCTAGACTCGAACTAAAACTAAAGGCTTCAAAGGCCTCTGTGCTGCCATTACACCACGGGAGATTGGTTAGATTAACTCTTGATTAAACTGGTCTAGCGGAATTCTCCACGAACCTTCAGGTGCGTACTTCCATTCATCTCTTTGGCAGTCTTCCATCTTTAACCAACCAAAGACTTCTACTTCAGAGTAGTAATCACGGTCAATAACTCGTGCGCCAACAAGTAGCCAACCTTCTCTGATGTCTTTTGGAAAAACTGGTATCTCATCTTTAGTGCGGATGGACTTGACTTCGATGTTGTTGCCGACTTCGGCAATGTCTTTGCGGAAGCCGTGCTCCTCATTTGGGTAGAACGGAAATGTAAATGACTTCTTGTACAACTTCGCCACTGCGTACTCAGCCACGATGGTGCGAACGTTCGCAGCAATCTCTGGTTCAAGTATCGCCTTGTTCGTATAGTTAGGGCGGTCCACGGAGCCAAATTTCATCATCCAGCGATTGAGCGCTGCATCAGCACAGGCACGGACTTCTTCTTTGCTCAGGGTGACTATGTGACTCAATTTCTTTCCCTCCTTGAAACGGCTACGAAAGCACGACTAGTAAAACGATTAAGAAGATGGCAACTGCCCAGAAGAACCCGTCATTCATTGACGGAACTTTCTGCGTGCCAGAGTGTCATGTGTTCCTTTAACTCATCTTGTCGGTAATGGGCGTCGCACAGGACGCACTCTTTCCAAATAACTGCGATATCCATTTAATCCTTCTTCTTATAAATTTCCACATAGGCGTACCAGTGGATGAAATCAATTGTGACTGACTTTGCATAGTGGCAATAGTTCACTCCGAAACCCCAAGAGTCCCATTTGCCAACGCCGAAGGTTACTACATAACTCTTGCTCATGGCTTTAGGCTACTGCCTTTACAAGAAAAAAGAAAATCTTATTTGATAGGGGAGGTACTACGGTCCATTAGCCGCTGCTGCTGTACCCGCAGGGGCTGCACCGATGTTATCTTCTTCAGAACGCTTCTTAGCCATCTCTGCTTCAAACTGTGACATAGAGATGTTACTCATAAGTGCCCTTTCTACCGAAGATAGTCTTTCCACATCCACCGCTGCAGGTCTCTAAGTCACCTGTCTCATAGTCAGTGTTGTATTTGACTTTTGGACTTTCTCCCTCAATGCCGTACTTCTTTCGTTCTTCTAAAGCAGACTTATGGCAAGAGGTGCAGTAGGTAATGCCAGCATCCTCATACTGGTAGGCCATGGTGCGCTTTCGCTTTGGCTTATCAAACTGACGACCTAGGTTGCTCATGCTTCTATTGTATGTCCGAAGTCTTCCATGCACTGCCAATACGACTGCTTTGGTCCAGTTGCCTTCTTGTTCAAGTTGTACCCAGGCTTGGTACCACGACGACTGACACTGGTGACCTTCTTCGGTGTGAACTCAATCTTCTCCATAGAGGAACCACATTGAGGGCAGGCCTTTAGGTCCTTGGCAAACTCTTCTTTACGACCCATTAATCTTTAATCTCTTCCATCGTATTTGGATTATGCTTACTCAAAACGACTGCTTCACGAAAGTGGTATGAAACTCCTTTGAGTCCCCACTTAACCTCTTGGTCGTGGCGCTTTTGTCCCACAGGTTGTACCTTGTAGATGTGACCTGATGGGCCAGTCTCTGCAGTGTCTTCTGGACCATGGGCGTAAATACGAGCAGTCAACAGATGCAATGGTGTTACATACACACGGTCGTGACGATA